CAATACTTGGTTGCCAAGATTGAAAGCAGTACTGGCGTTGATTCTAGTCCTGTTGGCGGCACCAACTTTGTTCAATTGATGTCAATTGAAGTGACACCTATTGAATCTGATAACGTCGAACCAGATACTTATCTAGGTTTTCTGGGGAATAGTACAAGACCTACGATACTTGCAAGGAAAAGAGCCAGAATTACGTGTGAAGTAGAGCTTGCTGGTAGTGGCGTTGATCCAGATGGCGGTGATGGAACACAAGCTACAGCACCAGCTTACGCACCATTACTTCAAGCTTGTGGTTTGTCTGTTAGTGGAGTAGATGGAGCTTCTGGAGTAACTTATGCCCCCGCTAGTGATCCAAATGCTAGTGCTAACTCTAGTTGTACGATTTATTGCTGGTATAACCTGACTCGTCACAAATTTGTTGGAGTAAGGGGAACATTTAGTCTTTCTTATTCATCAGGACAAGTTCCCACAATTAGTTTTGAGATGACGGGTGAATATGCTGCTCCCGATAGTACTGCTATGAGTGGAACTCGTGCTGTTGCAAATCAAGCTGCTGGACTTGAATTTAACGATACAAACGTTACAACAGCGACTTTCCATGCTCAAACAAATCAAAGGATTGAATCTTTTGATTTTGCAATGAATAACGATTATGACTATAAAGAAACTGCTTCAAGTGGTGAGGTTCTAGTTTTCAACCGTAACCCAGGTGGAACAGTTGTCGTAGAAGCTCCTGTCAGATCTAGTCTTGATTATTTTGCAAGAACTGTTGGAACAGATTTAGCAAGTACTTCGATTGTTTTAGGTGCGACTCAAGGAAACATAGTTACGTTAACTCTTCCTTATACAGATATAACGGGTATTAGTTATGGAGATACAAATGGAATTCGTAATCTATCCATGCCTTATTTGGCAAGACCAAACGCAACGGGTAATAATGAGATGAGTCTTCTATTTTCCTAGCTTATGACCCTTGTCCTTAGAAAAACATCGGCTAATACTATTAAATGGCCAATAATGGTTAAAAAACCATGCGACGGAGGGAGTTTTAAAGAAGTTAAATTTACGGCAATTTTCAAAGAAATTGGTCGTGACGAATTTAATTCTTTAGTTGAAGAAGGTGATGTGGCTTTAACGGATATGGTTCTTCTTGGATGGGAAGATGTTCAAGATGAGGAAGGTATTGACGTTCCCTTTAACGAAGAAAACAAGAAAGCATTATTAAATGATTTCACTGTAATAAAATCTGTGATTCAAACTTATGGAAATATGATTATGGGGGGTGCTGAAAAAAACTAGAAGAGGCTGCTGAGTATTGGATGGCAGGTGACGTTATTGATGAAAGAGAAGAATCATTAAGGGGGCTTGGAGCAACACCTGAACAAATCGCAGCCTTAATAGCAAAAGATCCTCCAATTAAAAAAGATTTTGAAGTATGGCCTCAAAACTGGGAGATAGTGCAGATGTTTGTACGTTTATCGACTCAATGGAATTACAGCATGAGTGGTATTACAGGATTAAATTATTCATCTCTCGAATACTTATGTAAACTGTATAAAGTACAAGATTCTGTTGCTCTTTTTGAGGGAATTCAAATTATGGAGATGACAGCTTTAGCCTATATGCATAAGAAAAAATAATGGCTGGTCCTGCTACTACTGAGCTACAAATAAAACTTACGACTCCTGGGGTTGAGAAACTGCCTCAATTGTCGAGAGCGTTTAGTACGTTTGGTAGAGATATAGGAAGAGCAGATCTAAAATTTAAAGAATTTGGCAATGAACTCAGGAAAAATCAAGCACAAAATGTAAAAAGTATTAACAATACTCGTGCTTTAGCAAATACGTGGAAAGAACTTGCAGCAAGTGTTGATTTTGGTGGTCGAGAATTTAGAGAAGCAACAGCAGAAGCAAAAAGATTAAATAGAGAACTCGATAGAATGGAAAAAGGAGGAAGAAAAGGAGTAGGTGGAAGACTAAGGGGAGCAGCAAAAACTGTTGGTGCTGTTTCAGCAGCAGGTATTTTCGGCGGCCCTGAAGGGCTAATTGGCGCAGGTTTAGGTGCGTTTGGAGGGCCGCAAGGAGCCGTAGTTGGTGGTGCTATTGGTGCGTCTTTAGGAGGTGTAAGGCGTTCTATCGGAGAAATAGGTGAATACACTGCTTCTTTAAAGCAGCAGAGGTTTGCTTTACAGTTGGTAATAGCTGACACGGAACAATACAATCAAGCTCAACAGTTTTTGGCAAAAACAAGTCAAGACCTAGCTATTCCTCAAGATGTCATTGTTAGGCAATTTACTGCTTTAACAGCTTCAGTTGTCGGTGCAGGTAAATCGGTAAAGGATGCTCAAGATGTATTTTTATCTATTGCTTCAGGAATCAGGGGAACTGGTGGTTCTCTGGAAGATATGAGAGCTGCGATGGTTGCAACTGCCCAGGTATTTAGTAAAGGGAAAGTCTCAGCCGAAGAGCTTCGTCAACAACTCGGTGAACGTTTGCCAGGAGCTTTTACGTTATTTGCTGCCTCAATGGGTAAGACCCCTCAAGAATTAGATAAGGCTTTAGAACAAGGAAAAGTTACCTTAGAAGATTTCTTAGGTTTCAGTAAGCACTTGTTTGGTGAATATGGGAAGAACGCTGAAATACTTGCAACTTCACCTGCTGCTGCTGGAGATAGATTAGCAACAGAATTTTCTAAATTTAAAGACCTTTTTGGTGGTTTATTTGCAAATATTGGGGCAGGTCTACAAGACACTACAACGAGCATACTACGTTTCTTTAATGATAATGAAGAGACAATTAAAAATTCTATAAAAGATATAGTAAATATAACAAGTGGAATTTTTAGAGTATTACAAAAAATTGGTAAAGATTTGTTTGGTTTTGTAGGGAAAATAATAACGAAATTTTTTGAAGCTATTCAAACTGCTTTTAATAATGTAACTGGTTTTATTAATAAATTAATTAAGAATTTTAATAAACTAATTAATGCTTTTAATGATGCTTTTCGTCATTTAGGATTAGGCCGATTCCTAGATGTTCCGTTAATTACAATTGATCCTGAGACGAAAAATTTGGTAAAAGATAATTTAGACAAGATATTAGATCCTATTAAAGATTATAAAAAAGAATTAGAAGATTTATTTAAGCAAGATGGTAAAACTGTAGAAGAGGTCTTTGGTGCTCCAGAATTTGATGAATTACTTAAGAAAATTGTAGAGACAAAGAATGCTACAAAAGATTTAGGTAACACAGCAAAAGAATCATTTAATAACATGCAGTTAGGAGCGCAGTCTTATTTAGACAAGATTCAAGACGTAAATAAAAACATCCAAGAAGCAACAGAAAACGCTTTTCAAAAAATGGAAGATGCCTTGTTGAAATTCGCAGAAACTGGAAAGCTGAATTTTAAAGATTTTGCTAATTCCGTTATTAAGGACTTAAGAAGAATTGCAATTCAAGAATCTGTAATGAAACCGTTTACAAATTGGTTTAAGAAGAAAATCGGTAACAATGCTGATGGGAATGTTTATGCTCAAAACAATATTGTTCCTTACGCAAAAGGAGGCATAGTTAATTCTCCTACCTTCTTTAAATTTGCTGATGGGATAGGAGTAATGGGAGAAGCAGGGCCTGAAGCAATCATGCCTTTACGTAGAGGGCCTAGTGGTCGATTAGGAGTTGAAGCAACATCAGGGACAGGCTCAACAGTTATTAATATTAATATTGACGGGACAGCAGAAGGAGGAACGCCAGATCAGAGACAGCTAGGGATGTTGATCTCGGCATCTGTTAGAAATATAATTGCACAAGAGAAAAGACCAGGAGGAACTTTAGCGTAATGGCCGAGACATTTAGCTATACACCTGATCATGGTGCTAGTGCTGTTACAGCTCCTAAAGTTAATGTTGTCAATTTTGGCGACGGCTATGAGCAAAGGCAAATGATCGGACTCCCAGCTCAACAAATTAAAAAAACTTGGCAATTAAGATGGAGTGCTAAAAACAGTACAGATGCTGATGCTATAGAAACTTTTTTTATTAATAGAGCAAAAGATGGAGAGTATTTTAATTGGCAACCTTTAGATGAATCTTCGACTTCTAAATGGGTGTGTGAAACATGGAGTCGTAATTTTCAATATTCTGGGGTACATACAATAACTGCAACGTTTAAACAAGTATTTGATTTAGCATAATGACTGTACCTGTTAATGATTTAGTAGGTTCGAGTCCAGATTCTTTAATTGAATTATTTCAATTAAAATTAGATCCTGTTTTACATGCAGGAGCTTATGTTGCTCCAGGTATTAAATACTTTTATTCAGGTGTAAATCAAGATACAACTACTTCTAAAATTAAATGGGACGGAGTTGATTACGATGCTTTACCTATTATTGTCGAAGGAATTGAGTACAAGGTTAAAGGTTCGTTGCCAAGACCAACATTAAGAGTCAGTAATTTATTTGGATTTATGACAAATATTATAAATGCAGTAAATAATTACATTGATCCTGAGACAGACGAGAGGAATTTAGGGCAAGATTTAGCTGAAGCACG